TACACCTGGCTCTCTGGGTACGCAGTCAAAAACGTTGACGTCTGTTCCCATTCAATATTGTTCACCAATACTTCAATACTCCCATCTTCAGCTTCAGTATCTTCAATAGGATACTCCTGGTCAGAAACACCGCTCGATACTGATATCAAGTCGATAACTTCTCCTTGCTTTGCATTAGCGTTAACTGTTGTCGCTCCTGCAAGAAGAACCACGTCTTCTGATACAATATACTTTATTCCGTTTGACGTCTGACATTCTGTGTACTTCGGAATATAAATATTCGTCGTGTGCGCAGCAGGGATGCTAAAGATAAGAATACCTTCAGCCGACGTCCGAAGCTTTGGAATGTAGTTCAGTAATCGTACTAAGTTGATAACACTTGAGCGGTTCCGTGCAGTCTCGATGTAAGACTCCTCAGCTCTTCTCTCAACATAATACAACATTAAGTTTGCAACGTATGCATACAGCTCAATGAGCATCTGTCCAGTCGAAGAACGATACGTGTCCGTCCAGGCAGACTTCGATGACACCCTGTCTATGAGCTGCTGCGTCAAGTCATCAAAATCATAATTTACATAATCTAATCTTTCAGTAGCCATTTACATCCTCCCAGTCGTTACTGGTTTGCACCAAACCGTACATCCGTATTAAAGATTTCATCATAACCTTTTACTCGGAAACTAATATTTATATCTACAAAGTTTGAATCAGGGTCAGAAAATATACTTACTCCTGTAACATCGACCCTATCGTCCCAACGTTCTATGACATCTTTTACTTCACGAGATATAAAGTTAATTAAATCTTCTGTCATAGGTTCAAAAATAACCTGAGCAAGTCGAGCTGCGAACGGCGGAAGCATTACACGTTCACCTTGAATTGTCCCCAGTATATTATCGATAGACGATACAACTGCGCCGATATTCGTTACCTTCTTAACCGCCCCTTGACCGTCTTGTATAATCCTGTGGTCTAAATCTGACCAAACTTCTGGTGGTGTGATTCCAACTATAGGCATTGCTTCCTCCTTATTCTACATATACCTTACGGTCTGACGATGTGATTACCGCTCCACATCCTGCCACCGCACCTTTTGTAACTATTAACTTTCCGTTAATGTACGACTTAACAGTAACTGCTGTAACTGTTGTAATCCCGTGACCATCAATCGGACAACTGTGACGACACCCTTGAACACATACAGGAACTCCAACTGCGATGACGCTATCGTCTTGATTCGTGTCGATGATAACTCCGCCGTGAGAACTGTCATCACCTAACAATGATATATTCCTAATAGCCATTAGTTAATCTCTACTGTTGCGCCTGCTATTTTTATTGCACCTGTTGCAGTGACATCAATCTTACCCGCTGTATCTATTTCAATATTTCCACTCTGGTCAATCTTTATCGAACATCCCGCTGGATGACTCACTTTAAGTTCAACATCCGTATCATCAATATAGATTTCAACACCTGACTTTGTTCTCCATACTTTACGCTCGGGATAATTAACATCACTCAAGTCCGAAGGTATTCCTTTTTTACTGTCCTTACCTGTCGGAGCGTTCGCAAAGTACACTGGCTGATACATGTCACCGTTTTCAAAAAACACAAACACCCAAGAGTCAACGGAAGGAATAGTAATACACCCTATGTTATCTCCTGCGCCTTCAAACAACCCAAATGCTGGAACCGCCCACGGAAGTCGTGCTGTTATAATCCCTGTAAACATTGGAACCGCTCGAGCACGCACACGTCCTATCATATCAGGGTCTGTGTTATCTTCTACTCGTGCTCTGTAGATTCCTGGGAACTTTGGGTTTTTTATTTTCAAATCACCTGACATTATCCTTTTCTCCGTACTGCGGGAATCAAAGACGTTCCTTTGTCTGTGTCCAACCCGTTGCGTGTTAAAAGAAACTTCGTCCTATGCGTCTCTCCAAATGAATGAACAACTCGTTCGATGAGCCAGTATCCTGAATACTGAAATGAAAATAATTCTCCCGTCGCAACGCCTTGACCGAACAACAAACGTACAACGTCACCTGGCGCTGCGTTAGGTAATCCTACGGTCAGAACCCACATCTTAACAAGTCCCGTAATTCTTTTATGATATCCTGCGAGCGCTCTCCCGTGAAAATCTTGCGCAAACTCATTGTTACGACCAAAGTACGGTGTTGAACTTTCAACAGAGTCATTCGCATCAATCGCAAAGTAATCCGTAAGCGACAAATAATTATCAAGTCCTACAGTGTCATCAACAAGCTCTCCTGTATTATAATCAAAATACTGAAATGTTTTTTCTTTTGCACCAAAAAGACCATACACTTTATAGTTATCAATAATGTTATACGTGAACACAGGAAAGTAATTTTCCATTGGTTCGTCGTTAACAACAAGGTTGTACTTAACACTTCCTTTTGCTAATTCCTGGCTGCTCTTACAAACAAAAGTACTTTCATCATCTACTACCTTAACAAATATATGATACCCTGTATTATCATCTGTTCCTAAGTTCTGCTTAAGCCAGGTCAAATACATTGCGTTGTCCCACTGCGGTTGAATCGCAAGTAAATCATTATTAATGCCCGCACTGATATCCGTTTTATCACACTTAAGTTCCGTAGCGATTGTAGTTAATAACTCTGTAATGCTCGCTGCGTCCCGTGTGTGTTGCGGTGCAAACAATGCTTCCATGTCAAGAAGGCCAACTATGTCAAATTCAACACCCGTTGAAAAGTATGCGTTCGGGTGTCTACGATATACCATAAAATCAAATTGATTTTGTTCCGTACTTGCTGCACTCTTACCGAACTGAACTGAGACCCGAGACATCGCTGCATCAAATGGGTTTACGTGCGTTGCTACACCCTCAGCGTCCATAAGCTTAATCCTAAACGACGGAAGAAACTTGTTCATGTCTTGTATTATCGTAAACTCTTTTATATTCCCAAAGCTTATCCCAACGTTGGTTGGGCCAAACTCAAGGTTAAGCATATAATTGCCACGTAACTCTAACATTATCTTTCCTTGTACTGTTTGTAGAAGGTGTACACGTCAATCAAATTCGGTATCTGTAGCAGTTGTCCTAAGAACAAATCGTGAAACGCATCATCAATTCCATTTACATAGCATATAAGCCACCAGTATCTTACCGTGTCATACACTCTATAACTTATGACGTCAGGACGAGTAAGGTCGCTTTCTTCAACTCGATAATAAATCGGGTCGTATGTCATCTTAAAATTCGAGAGTGAATTATAAAGATAATCGAGTTCTTCGATATCATCCTCAGTTGTTGTCTTAACGTAAAACTTTGTCCTATCCATAGACTATCCTGCCTTATTTATAAATGCTTTTTGAATCGCAGAGCGTGTCATAATCTCATACGATTGAAATACAATAGTACACGTTGCGCTGATAGGTAACCCATTTACATCCATGCGTGCGCTAAACACGGGGTTTACATCCTTAATGATTACACTATTAAATTCAAGAAAATCTCCAAGACGAATGTTAGTGTTGTCTCCTTTACCAATATGTTCTTGAATCTGCTTAGACACAAATGCTGATGTTGTCTTAAACGGACTTGGGCCAGGAGGTGCGAGAAACGGAAGTGGGCCAGGTAATGAATACGGTGACGCCATCATCATTAATGCCTCACACGGAAGCACTACGTTTCTATATGTGTTATCTATTGATTCAAACTTAAACGTAAGTGAAATTTCAATCGGTGATGTGCCTTTCCAAATACGACGAGTCGTAAGTCTTGTTTGTAGAGACGTCTTAACTGCCAACTGTACTAATGAGTTTACATTACTTGCTATGTCGCCAAAAGGAATAAATGTCTCCCACTCAGATGAAGTACGTAGTGATACTTCTTGCTGTAAAACCGCCGTGACCGTATGACCTAAATCCTGAGAACTTACCTTAATTAAATACGCACTCGGGATTGCTGTGCCATCATTCGATATTGCACCAGAGCTACCGCCTATTGCTACACCGCTACCACCACTTTTACTAACAAATGATTTACTTCCAACAAGAGTGCGTTGAAGATTTTCTTGTCCACCCCCAGCGACACCGCCTGCAATAGCTTGTGGATTTGCTACAGAGTTTTGATTCGTGGTACCGCCCGTGTTCGTAGGAGAAGCTTTTGAGTGTAATCCGTAGTTACCTGACTTCTGCCAATCACTTACTGTTTTATTTGCTTCTAATAGTGTACCCGCTTTAGTAGGAGTGCGTGCTGAAGCACGCTCAGAAGTAAGCTTAGCATTATTTTCAGCTACAAGTTGTTGTGTTATGCTAGGTATTATTGCCATATTAATCCTCCGCTCCTAGAAGTCCTACATTAAGATACTCAACAACGGTGTCTCGTGTGTTGTAAACATCAACGTCTGACCCATGACCCACAGGAACAGTTGCAGTTGCTTCTTTAGAGCCTTTAACTATTTCTTGCATGTCTTTAGTGATACTAGCAAAAAATCCTTCCAACACTTCAGATAGTCCACTACCTCCTGCTAACACAACGGGTATTGCATTTGAGAAATCTTTTACACCGCTCGCTATGTTAACAGATGCTTGGTCTGCATCTTTTGTCATCGTTTTGTCTACTGAATCATCACTACCAAATATAGAAGCACCAACACTCGCAGCACCAAAACTTCCTGCCGATGCTACTGACTTAATTTTTTCCATAAAACCTGGCGCCGCTTCTTCCAATTTATTTGTCAACTTATCAATAATACCAACACCTGTCATGGCTATTCCTGACATCGAAGCACCTAGCCAGTCAAAGTCTTTAACTAACGACTTAAATGAAGCTGCAACTGTTGCACCCAGACCAGTCACTCCCGACCACATCATGTCCATCTCACCAAAACTTTTCAACCACTCTTTAACTTTACCACCCAAAGCTTCATTAATCGCCTCAGAAACAAATCCTGTGATGCCTGAAAAAGGGGCAGCCTTTGCGCCTGCTTTTGGTATCTCTAGGTTTTCCATGAACGCTTTAGCTAGTCCAGCACCGAGACCAATAAAACCACTCGCTGGAATATCTACAACAACTTTAGTCACATCTTCGCCGACAAGGTCGGTCACTGTGTCCTTAAAAGTATCAAACCCCTTAAACAATAGTTTAAAGAACTTTTCAATTCCTTCATTTATCTTTTCAAAAAAGTCGGGGAACAACCTGTACAACAATACTCCTAAACCAGCTCCTGCTAGAATAACTAACAACCCAGTCGCCAAACTACCCAACACACCTAAAATTATGGGAGCATACCGCATCATCAAACCATAACCAAAAAAGTCTGCTAGATTAGCACCGCCTTTTCCTTTTCCTCCTACGCCGCCTTCTTCGAGAAAACCATATACATCTTTTGTCCACTTCGCACGCATCGCTCTTTTCTCAAAGAACTTATACATTCCTTGCTCTACACTATTTTTATCAGCGTGCGATAGTTTTCCCACACCGCCACCGCCCTCGGCATCACCCGCACCAGCTCCCGTACCAAGTGCTTTACCTACCACGTTACTAACCAACGAACTTTTTCGTGTGCGCCGACGTCCTCGGGAATCAACATACAAACCTCCACCTTCAGGCATTTGAGACATTCCTCCTAGACCGAAGATTCCTCCACCTGTTTGTCCAAACGCACCCGCTCCCATTCGTGCAGAACCGTGCGCTCCATAAATTGATTCAAGCGATTGTCCTGGCACTCCCATACCATACGGTGATATTCCCTGTAAAAATTTACCTTCTTCTTTTGCCACACGTTTTCGTTTTATATCTTTTGCGACGCCTGTGATTCCGCCAACAGCCATCTTTGCTATGCCTGCAAATGGGCCAAGAAGTCCCTGCGCAACACCGCCCAGAAGACCTTTTCCTGTCTCAGCCAACTCGGGAGCGACCCTATTAAAGTAGGAAGCCGCTCCCTCTTTCGGTGGTTTCATCCCTGCAATACGTGCTTCAGTCTTTTTGGTCATGTCTGAAAGACCCTCAAGACCAATTCCCGTATCAGCTTCAGCTTTTTGTGCCGCCTCAGCCATCTGGGAATTTTTAGCCATCTCTTTTTTGTAATACTCAACCTTTGATGCGATTTTCGCCATCGAATCAAAGAGGTCTTTTATTTCTTTTTCTGAAGCTTTGCGTCCACGACTGCCGAGAAGAATACCAATGTTTCTCGCTACACTTTGCGCTGCTTGCGCAGTTTTAAACAAATCCTTCTCCATCTCTGTATCTGAGAATCTGTTTGCGAGCGTGCGGAAAAAGTTAAAATACTCGTTTGAATACTTAGCTTGTATCGCACGGAGTATTCCTACGTTCTGGGGAGAGAAAATACCTAAGCCTTCGCTCTGATATTTCTTTTCCCATTTTCCTTTTTTTGCTTTGTAGTCGTCCCGACTAGCCATGTGCGTTTCCTTTCTTCGGATTCATCGCATCAGCTTCTTTTTTCTTTTGATTCACCAGCCATCCATGAATGAAATTAAGTTCTGTTGAATCCGTCATCTCAATATCTCGCAGCGGCATGTGCATATGATACATCAACTCACAATTCCGCTCCAAAAGTTGCTTTAAGGGTCTCCCCATACGGAAAAAGCATTTCAATCCGAAAGGGTACAGCCACTTGGCCTACACCTCCACACTTCTGACATTCGTACTTAGTCTCCATGATTGGGCCATGGTCATAGACTTCGTGGAATGCACGTATCTTAGCGAGGTCTGAGGCGTTCATATCTTCAAGCTCTTCAACAACATTCCACACTGTTTTCTTTTCATCCTGTGGAACGACACTAAGAGCATAGCGATATAACCAAACGTTCTGCCCCTGGTTCTCAAGACTTGCAACTTTTACTTCATCACCGACTGTAAGAAGTCTTAACGTAACAGTACGGTCACTCAACTTAATCGCCTTCGGCAGTACTAACTCCTCGGGAAGTTCCTTAACCTCAAAGGTTGAAAGGTCAACGTCAATTTTAATTTGCTGTAAACACGTTTGACAAGTCATGTCAAGCGTCTGCTTTGGCGATATGGAATTAATCACAAGCCAAATCATAGCGTATTTCCTATCCCCGAGAGTGAGTATGTTCGGGTCGATGCCCTGCATAACACTCTTCAAGAGCATAAGAAACTTCTTCTCAAAATTGTCGTTGGTGATTTCTGAGATGATTTTCTCATCTCGACCCTTTGTCACTCGCATAGAGATTTTCTCTGGGTCTACCTCTGGTGGGTATGCCTTACAATGTGAAGGCATTTTCACTTGAATAAAGTTCTCCGACATTTGTTTCCCCCTTTGCTTTTTGTTAGGGTTTTATCTTATTTCCAACATGTCAACATTGAGCGTCACTTCATGCTGAACAACTTTTCCACTCTCGTAAGAGAGGTCATACGCAGGAAATGTTGTTGGAAACACTCCCTGCGCTTTAAATTTAAGTACCGCATTACCCCCTTGGTCAAGCAATGTCATATAGACATCACGAGCGTAATTTGTTTTTGGATAAAACAAACCACTGTTGGATATCATAAGCGACTTCCATGTGCGAAAGTACGAAACTGCCGTGTCAGGAACCGTACCTAAAATTGAAAGTGTAATCGATGGAATCTCGA